AAAGTCAGTATTCATGTGGATACCTACCCTTCAGACTCGAACTCAAACACATGTACATTAACATCTTATTTCGATTACCATATCAGTAAAGATGCAAAAACACAGGGGAAAACTTCGATAAACTCTCATCTCGTCATCGCAGATGTTACTGATTTAGAAACATCAAACACGAGTATGATATCACATTTATACACTGAACTTAAAAAACATCATACAAATTTCACGGATGATATTTAAAAATAAAACCTTACTATAATATAAAATATGTCTGGAGGTATAGCCCAACTCGTTGCAATCGGTGCCCAAGATGCGCACCTCGTCGGTCAACCCGAAGTTTCCTTTTTTAGATCTAACTATAAACGTCACACAAACTTTGCCCAAACTGTCGAAAGACAAACTATCCAGGGCAACCCCGTAAGTGGTGGTATGTCCACTATTAGATTCGAGCGTAAAGGTGATATGCTCGGCTACGTCTATCTCGCCAATAGAAAAGGTGATCTTACGGATTGGACCGCGGAAGTTTCCAAGGTTGAACTTTTGATTGGTGGTCAAGTCATCGACACACAAGATGGTGCTTTTATTAATACTCTCGCACCAGTTTCTATGAATCAATCGTTTTCGAAATCGACGTGGGCACTCGGGGGTGATAAGTTTTACCCACTCAGGTTTTCGTTTTGCGAAAACGCCCAATCCGCGCTCCCATTGGTCGCGCTCCAATACCACGATGTTGAATTGAGAATTACGTGGGGAACATTGGAATCTACAACAGAAGGATTGGAAGTGTACGCCCAATTCATCCACCTCGATACGGATGAACGTACAACCTTGTCCTCTACACCACAAAACATGATCATTACACAAACCCAAAAGGCCATTGCATCCAATGGTAAAATCCAAGAACTTAACTTTAACCACCCAATGAAGTATTTGATTGCAAAAAAATCAACCAACTTTGACGGTGTTACCACTAACCTTACCAAACTCAAACTCCAAATCAATGGTACAGATGTTACAGATGCCCAAAATTACGAACCACACTTCTCCACGGCTCCAATCTACTACCATACTCAATCGTCCACGGTTGACGCTGGTACCTTGTTGGTTCCATTCTGTCTCGACACAACGAAGATTCAACCAACGGGTTCGCTCAATTTCAGTAGACTCGATTCCGCGAGACTCGTTTCTGACAATTTGCCCTTCGATGAAGACATCTACGGTGTTAACTACAACATCCTCCGTATCGAAAACGGTATGGGTGGTTTGATGTACTCGAACTAATTTAATTTAGCCACTTATTATAAATGTTCTGGCAATTAGTTTTTTTACTAGCTTTCATTTTTATTATTACATACGATCCTAAATCCGGAACTTTGAATCATCTCATCGACTCTAAACACGAACAACCCGTACAAAACGCGGAGTGTAAAGATGGCCATTACCAGGAGATTCAATTTGCTCAACAGGGATACGAGTGTCCAAAAGAAAACGGTGTACACATGGGTGCGATTATACGAACTTAAAAACATGAAGTTTTAGTTTAGTATACTTACTATGTTTACGTTCGATCGTGAAACTGCCATAATTGTTGCTATTATAATGTGTATAGCAGCGTCTATTTATATGTATAAAGAGCTCAAAATGACCAGGGAAGAAATGGAAAGTGTTAAGGGAATGAATGGTAAAATATCTTCATTTTTGTCCCAAATAACACCTGTCAGAATCCCAGGACCAGCCCAAAAAAATGAACAATGTTTTAAAAAAGATACGACAAAAGAAACCCAAGTCGACGAAGATTTTGAAGAAAATCAAGATAGCGAGGAAGAATCTTCAGAATAATCATATCGCTCTATTATAACTTGCAATCGCGCAATGAAAAAGTACAAGGCTATAGCTATACCCGTAACATTTACGGGTCATAAACCGAAGTTCCTCACTGTCCGAGACCGACGATTCAAAGATTGGATTTTCGTTACCGGAGGGTGCAGAAGAAAAGAAATACCTAATCCTATTAGGTGTGCCTTACGAGAATTAGATGAGGAAACGAGAGGGGTCGTAAATCTAAAAAAAGGTGAATATACAGACTTCAAGTTTGTAGTAAAAGAAAGTCCAGATGTGGAATTAGAATATAACGTGTTCATATTTTTCGTAAATTATACACAACAGGAACAAAACGAACTCATTAAGAAGTTTAACGACGAAAAACAAAAAACAAATTTAAAAAAAATACAAAAATTACCCATTAAAAGAACCCATGATGAAAACGATTTCATGAATTTTGAAACCTTATCAGAATTTAACACGAAAAAACAGTGGGATCGTATAGTTAAAAACGTACTCAATAACCCAGAATTTTACGCGTGTGTAACTTCTGTTAATAGAAAAACCTTCTCTATTAAATAATGAAGTCCAAATCTTATATACTATCTCAAATACAGGAATTACTCGTCGAAAGACACGGGTATACACAGGATAAAGCAGAAAGGTACGCAGAATTACACAAAGACGATAAAGTTTATGAACTTCTCGTTTTGAAAAAATCTTTATCAGAACAGGAACAGTATCCAGAAATCTCGTTTAGAAAAACACTTTGGCGTCATCACTACGATAGTGAATGAATATAAAAAAATAAAACCAATACCTTATAAGTATATACCATGTTTAAACAATGGTGTAGAGAACAGGGGTTCTTAAACAACTCCAATGTATCACATGTGCTCATGGACGGTGGTGTCCTTTCCGTGCCATTTGATAGATTGAATGATTTTTATGAAAAATGTGTAGAAGTATATAATTTAGGAGAAAAGATTTTTGTTGTTGAACAGAAAACAGAAAATTATAACTTTTTTATAGATCTCGATTATAAAGATGAAACTGAATTAACCGTTAATCAGATAGAAAGTATATGTAAAATTATTTGTGATAAAGTTAGCAAGTTTAAAGGTGCAGGAAATGCCTTAATATCTATAGCAGAACCAAAACAAGCTTCGCATAATTTAATTAAAACAGGTATTCATATAAACTGGGAAGGTTTTATAGTAAATAGATCTTCAGCAATAGCTATACGAGAACACGTCATAGATACTCTAAATTTAGTATACGGTTCAGTAAAATGGGAAGACGTTGTTGATTCGGCCGTATATGGTAGTTCCGATAGAAAAACAAAAGGAAGTGGTTTTCGTATGCCTTTTTCACATAAACGTGCTAAACATGAAAAGTGTTCTGGTAAAGGGTGTAAAGAATGTAATAACACAGGGAAAGTTGTTCAAGGTGAATACTTACCGTATTTCATTTATAAAGGTGGTAAAGGTCCTTTCACTTTACTCGAAACTATATTACCACACCCAGATGTTAAACTTTTGCACATGGCAACTATACGTAGCCAAAGTACAGAACCAAATATTATAGAAGGAAAAACGGTCTTTCAAACAAATGAAGAATCTTTTACACAAATGGATATAAAAAACGAATTCAAAGACCAGGAAGTTATGTGTCTTTTACAAAACTTTATAAACAAACACCTCGAAGGGCAAACAACTTCGCGTATCACGAAAATGTTTGAATGTAATAATCAGTTTCTAGTTTCAACAAACTCTTTCTATTGTGAAAATAAAAAATGTAACCATAATTCTAATCACGTATGGTTCCATATATTAGGAGAAACAATTGCACAGAAGTGTTTTTCGACTACTGACATAATGAGACATTATGGATTTTGTAAAGATTTTACAGGTAAAAGACATCAATTACCGCCTAAAATTGTAGATATTTTATACAAAGATGGTACCGTTAAGAAATATGTATCACCTAATAAATCTTTTTTCAAAAAGAAAAGTGATAACGAAAACACTCATATAGATAGTAGCATAAATACTATACTCCTAGAGTTTATAAATAAACATATGACAAAAAATGACGTTACATTTAATGTAAAAAGTATAGAATTAAGTAAACCTAAATCTAAATCTAAAGAGTATTTAGTACACACAACGTATACGTGTAGTGAATGTAACACCAATAATACAGATTTTAAAATAACAAAAAATAAAATTCAACAAGTTTGTAAATGTACCACCCGCGAACATTTTCTTCCGGAAAAAATAGTATCTAAATTATAGATACGTAATGATAGCTATAGTAGTTCTAGCTATTGTAATATACTTTGCATCCTCTTTAATCGAAAAAGATAACGATAGCAATATCATATCAGAAATAAATAAACTCATAAGACAATCCTATAAATATTCAGGGTTAAATAAAGATATACATAACGAATTCGTTGAAAATATCAAATTAGCACTCGAATACAGGACAACTACCGAATTATCAAGAAGATATTTAAACAGGGCGTTAGAAAATTTAAACGAAATATCGCTCAGTTCTATGTCAGGTGATACGGACGAATTAGAGAATATAGATACTATTAATAGTGATTTAAGAACGTTATTTGAGTATTTGTATGACATTATAGAACAAAGAGAAAGTGAGTAAAATAGTTAAAGGAAATGTCTGTATAATAATTATACTATGGTTGTAAGCACGAGAACAAGATCAGGGAGAGTTTCTAAAGTGCCAGAACGATTAGAATTATTTGAAGAAGTTGAAGACGATTTTAGGGACGACGAATACGATTCAGACGTAGATTTATTACAATCGGATGACGAAGATTTTTGTACAGACGATGAAGAAAATGACTCCGAATATGAAACCGATCCGGATGAAGATGAAAATGGAAACTTGAAAGGGTTTATTGTTGACGATACAGACGAAGATGAAGAATATTCAGAAGAGGAAGAGGAAGAAGAAGAAGATGAGTAATAATGAGCTTAAAAAAATAGATACTTTTTTTATATATGGAAGCTGAAGTTGGTACACCTATTGAGTATAACCCAGACGAATTCATAAATAAAAACAGTGATGAAATAGACGAACATAATGACGAACATATTCGTAATGAAACCTATTACGACCACGTACAACCACCACCTGTATATTATAACCACCCGCCTTTACAAACACCGGATAAAAACGATATATTTTCAAACTTAGATAAAACAGGGTACATTATTATTTTTGTAGCATTCTTATTAGGATTTTTTATGGGAAAAACCATGCAACCCGTTATTCTTCGACCGGGATAGTTTTACCACTTATCCAATCGTATTGAGATTGGGTTTGTTGTCCTTTGAACGTACCTATATTACCAGTTTTAGGTTCAGTAAAATACGCTCGACTTACAACCAAAGGATCTTTAATAATATCCTGAACTACATCAGATGCAGTAACATCTTTATCTTCATCTACCGTTTTACTTTTTACGTTATAGTATAATCTCAAAAATAAAACGATTATTGCAAGAACAATAAGAATGGTGATTATGTTTAATATAATACTCAACATACTTACATTTAAATAACAAAATTAATTTACGCCTCCTCCGGGTCTACATTTTCTATATTTTTAGATGTCACTTCCTCTTCTTCATCTTTACCATCGTCTTCCTTAATCTGTGCCTGTTCCGAAAGTTCAACTTGGGCTTTCTTAGCATCGGCTCTAGCCTTTTCATCGTCAAACTTTTGCATGACTTCAACGGAATTAAACCCTCTTTCCTTAGCCTCCTTTTCCAACGCTTCCTTTGCGTCGGCTTCACGTTTTTCTTGTCGTTCCTTCATTTCCTGTGCAACAATCTCATCTGCCTCCTTGACGAGATCTTCCATATCCGCATCCGGTTTTTCCTTTTGGAGACGTTCCAATATTTCACCAGGGTGACTAATCGGAGGTTCATCAGGTTTCGTATAAAACTTCGAGTTTTCGTCACCGCCCTTAAAATACGTATCTGTACTGGGTGCCTTAACAGCCATCATATCCCTCTTACGTTCAGCAAACATAGCGGCGGCTTGTGCCTGGTTTTCTCTATACCCTGTCATCAATTCCTCGAGCTTTTCATCCGCATAGTGTGCATCTTCAATCTTGAGATTATCCGGTGGAATTAACAACCATTTATACATATCGACGACATAAATATCAAAAGTCGCATCTTCTTTTTGAAGACGTTTTGCATGAGCAGCAGCTTCATCGCGCGAGTTAAATGCACCCCTAATTTTAATACCAAACTTATCGTTTTTTTGCGGTGCCTCCGGTCCTACAACGGATAGACACGCGTATAATTGACCGGGTACGGTCGTATAATCTTGTTCGAGAGTTGCCATTGTGTTATATGTTTATTTAGTACCTTTTTTTTAAGCCTGTTTTTACTTAGGTTTCCATTTAAGGAACGATGGTAACAATGCTAAACCACCGAGTAATATAACCGTGTCTATGAAAAGAACTTTATTTCTAATTTCGGGGCACCAGTTCTTATACTTAACGATTTGTTCAGACTCTTGAGGTTTTATCCAGTGATAAAACATCGCAAGGTACGTA